CTTATTTTATTTTTTCTTTTGTCTTTTGTTAAATCCTTTAATGGATCAAAAGGCACTTATATATTTTAACCGGTAAAAAAAATTTACAGGTTAAAAAAAAACTATTGAGAGTTGAAAAAAATGAAAATAAATGAAAATCAAATAAAAAACTTATTACTAAAAGCAATAAAAGAAAATGAATTAAAATATTATTATATACTAATATTAGATAATGAAAATATATGTATAAAATTTTTAAATCAAAATTTTAATGAAAAACATATAATATTAATAGATATATATAATAATTTTAATGTATTGCAATTAGTTTTTAAAATAATAAAAGAAAATAAATTAATAGATTATAATACAATAGAAAATTTATATAAAAATACTTATTTAAGAATAGATAATTTAACAAAAATTTAATTAATAAATTGAGGTTTAAAAAATGGATTATATAGCAATATTATATTTAAAATGTTTATTTGATTTATCAAATAAAGATAATATTATTGAGGATATAGATATTTTTTTAAATGAAAATGATTTAAATGGTATTGATCCTTATTTGATTTATAATGAATTATCTAACTTTATTTATAATTTATAAAAAGGATTTTTGAGAGTTAAAAAGAAAATTTTACTATTTTTTTTAAAGCTATTTTATAACAATTGTTATATTATTTTTTTTGAGGATCAACATATAATTACTAATCATTATTTAGTATTACTAATAATTAGAAAATAATAAAAATCATTAGAAAAAATGTAATATATATTTTACAAATGTAAACTATTTTTAACAATTTTCTTTATTTAACTGTACAGACAAAAAAAAATAAATTTAAACTACCTAAAAAAGCACTTTTTTTAACAAAAAAAACAACATTTAATATATATCAAACATATAAATTATACTAAAAAAAAACAATAAAAAAACAAAATATAAATCAATTATTTAACTCAATACAGACAAAAAAAGCAATATAAAACAAAATCCTTTTAAAATCCTTTAAATCAAAAAATAAGCAATATAAAAAGGATTTAAGAAAAAAATAAAAGTAATACTTTAATTAGTACAACATAAAACAAAATCAATTATAAATGTACATATAAAAAAGTTAAACAACACAAAAACAAAAACATAAATAATAATACAAACATAAAAAAATTAGTACAACACAAAAACAAACATAAATACAAATGTACATATAAAAAAAAGTTAAACAACACAAAAACAAACACAAATAATAATACATATATAAAAAAAGCTATACAAATGAAAAACAACTATAACAACTGTAAAACACAACAATAAAAAAAATACAGACAAAAAAACAAAAACACAAAAAGAAAAAATACTAAAACACTACACAACACAAAAAACAAAAAAAAGATAAAGGCACTCAACAACATAAAAAAGTTTATTGAGGATCAACACAACAAAAAGAAAATAAGACAATAAGAAAAAGTAAAGATAAGGCACTCAATAATATATTTGTACAGTATAGTATATTAAGACAATATACTACAATTTTTTACAGTATATTCTAATAAAAAAATACTTATTGAGGATTAAAAGAAAAAAAATAAGCAATTCTAAAAACTTTTAATGTTAAGTTCCTAAAAATTTTTTTTTAGGTAGGGGGTGTGGCTCTGTGGAGTTGTGGTGGTTTTTGGTTTTTATATTTCTTCTGTGTGGGGGTGTGTGTTTCATTGGTGTGTGGTTATCAACAAGTTTATATAGTTTCTGTTATTATATATTATTATAGTATATTTTTATTTTATGTTTCTTCCTCTGCTATATATGGCTACTATGTAATAAAATAATATTTTTAATGTTATTTTATTGTTTGTGTGTGTTTTTTTGTTTTGTTGTGTGGTAGTCTTGCATATATTGGTTTCCAAGTAAACTAATTTTTGCCTTTTTTGAACATTGTTCAGTCTGTGGGTTTTGGTTTTTGTGTGTTTGTTTGTTTTTTGGTATTGTTTTTTGTACGAACCCACAATTTCGTATGTTTACGAACGAACAAAACATCTACGAAATCTGTCAAAAGTTGTGCAAAATCTGTTAAAAGTTGTGTGATTTTCATCTTTTTTTGTTGAATTTTTGTCATTTTCGGTATCTTTTTTTGTCTTTTTGTGTATGGTTTACATTTGCAATGGTAGTATTTCAAGTGTAATTTTTTACATTTGCAATTGTACTTTTTCAACTGTATTATATAGTTTCAAGTCTTAAATATATAGTAACACTAATTTGGGAGTTATGTTTCTTCCCCACTACACGATAAGGAGATGTTTTACTGATGATTTTTACCGAAAAGGAAACTAAATGTTGTCCTATATGCAATAATACAGAGTTTGTAAGGGATTATGTTCGTGAGGAAACCTATTGCAACAAGTGTGGTTTGGTCTTGTCAAGTGCAGTTCAATACTGTGGTTTGGAAAAGGTGGATAATGTGATCCCTTTTTCTGCACCAGTAGAGGCAAGGAGAGGTGTGCATATTCGTTACAATAAGTTCAAGACAAGGCATAAGTCATATAGGCATAACATACCTAATAGGAAGTTGATGATTAAAGGACATAAATGATATTTTTTTCTGCGATGGTATGCAATTTTTATCATATTTTTTTCACCATCTCCTACCCTTTTTTCACCTTTATGTGCATACCATCGCAAAAAAGAATAAATAGGGTTGATTATAATTGACTGATGATTGGAAGAACAATGTTTCCACTATTGCAGTATTGTTGTATGGTGTGCTTTCACCTTATCTTGCCCAGTATTTGAGTGCAGACCAGTTCTCTGCATTGTGCATTGCATTAGTCAGTATTGTATTGGTATTGTATAGTGCAAAGCATCCCAACACTTTCAAGGCATTGGGTAATGGCAAGTGTGATGGCAACTGTGATTGTGAAGAAACAGTAATGAATGATGAGTATGAAATAGATCCAGTTGGAGATGAGCAGTAATGGAGAAAAGGCTCATTAAACTGGAAACTGAAACAGAGATGATTAAGCAAGAGTTGAACTCATATAGTGATGCTCTTGCAGAGAATACGAAGAGTATACAAGAATTGACAAAGATTTTGGTGCGACACGATGAAGTGTTGCGAAGAGAAGAGAATAGTGATGCTACAAGGAATGCAATATTGACTGGGATAGTGGTTGGTGTTGTTGTTTTTCTTGTTACAGAGTTCGTGCATATGATTTAATGGAGTTATGGTGGTAGGAGATGAGTAAGCCTAAAGGAGTTACACATCCTCAAAAATTGACAAGGACTATTTGTGATAAGATTTGTGAGGGAGTGTTGAAAGGCAATTATGTGGCTACTGTTTGTCAGAGTGTTGGTATTAATCGTAGCACTTATTATGCTTGGAAGAAGAAAGGTGAGCAAGGGCTTGAACCTTATAAGGAGTTTTATGATAGGGTTACAGAGTGTGAAGCCCAAGCCGAAATGGATATATTGAATGTGATTTACACTAATGCGATAGATCAAGGTAACTGGGTCAGTTCGGCTTGGATTTTAGAAAGGAAGTATCCTAATCGTTTTGGTAAGAGAGAGCAGATGGCTTTGGCTACTGATAATGATTTTAAGTTGGAGATTTCTACTGCGAAATCTCCTTATGAACTTGGTGAAGAGGAGAAGAAACTGCTTGAGGAAGACAGAAAAGATGAATAATAGGTGGTTCTGATGTTAGGGATTTATGCTTATTTCGATAAAAAAGACAATTCTGTTGCTTATGTAGGCAAGGATTCTCATATTGATATAAATAAAAGGGATAAAGAACATCGTAGACCATCAGAGTATAATAAACAACCTTTTAATAGCATTTTACAGAATAATCCTAATCGTTATACTTATCAAGTTTTAGTTTGGAATGTTAAAGACCAAGAAACTTTAAATGCTTTGGAAATTCAGAACATTCGCCAATTGAAACCAAAATTTAATTATACTGATGGTGGCGATGGAAGTTGTGGATTTAAACATTCTGATGAAACCAAAAAGAAGATGAGTGAAGCCCATAAAGGAGAGAATAATAGTTTTTTTGGTAGAAAACATTCTGATGAAACTAAAAGGAAGATAAGTGAAGCGAAGAAAGGTTTTAAACTTTCTGAAGAAACCAAGAGAAGAATGAGTGAATCAAGGCAAAAGTATGATTTATGGGATGCAAATTTTGTTAAATATGATAAAGGATTGATGTTCAAAAGAAATAGAGAACCTAACCCTTGTAAATGCTTTTATTTGAAATTTAATGATTATAGAATTCCTATTGGTGCTTTTGTTGATTTCACTTCTGTTGAAATAATAAATGATATTTTTGATAGGGGTGATTTAACATAGCGACAATATCTTGGAAATTAACAGAGAAACAAGAGAAGTATATTAACGATAAACACAAATATTTGCTTGTGGAAGGCTCGGCAGGGAGTGGTAAGACCATATTTGCAGTTCATAAGGTCATACTGTACTGTTTAACTCATAAAAATGCTCGTGTGGGAGTATTTCGGCAAACCTTACCATCTCTTCGTATGACTGCTTGGCTCGAAATTCGTGAAGCCCTTGATAATTATGGTATTCCTTATAAGGAAAACAAGTCAGAGGGTGTTATGACTTTTCCTACTGGTTCTACTATCTCTTTTAAGGGATTGGACGACCCACAGAAGATTAGGAGTCTAAATCTTGATTATGTGTATGTAGAACAAGCAGAAGAGATTTCTAAAGATGTTTTTAATGAATTGGAGTCAAGGGTAAGGGGTAAAGCCAGTATGAAAGATTATGGGCAACTTTTACTTGTGGTTACTCCATCAACTAAAGCACATTGGATTTACAAGAGATTTCATTTGCATCGTGATGATCCCAAGATTGAGATTATCCATTTCCATTATACTGATAATAGTTTTGTTGGTGAAGAGTACATTAAGATGGCAGAGGAAAGGAAGAAATTTGACTGGGAAAACTATGTTAGGCTCACTTTAGGGCTTTGGCAAGATAGTGGGGGCTTAATATATCAACATTGGGATATTAAAGAGTCCTCAAGAGGTTTTGAGTATTATACTGGTTGTTGCGACTTTGGTTTCAACAATCCAAGTTGTTTCTTGCTACTTGGTTGGTTAGATGGTGAGTGTTATGTCATTGATGAAGTCTATGAAAGAAACTTGATTAATCACCAGTTCATCGCAGAAGTCATTAAATTGTTAAGGAAGTACAATTTAAACCCCAATCAAGTAGATACGGTCTATTGCGACTCTGCAGAACCAGACCGAATACAAGAGTTCTGCGATTATGGATTCAATGCGATTGGTGGCATTAAGAATGTTGATGCGAAGATTGAGGCAGTTAAGAGTTGCACTTTGCATATAGCAGAGAGATGCACCAATACAATTCGTGAAATAGAATCTTATTGTTATCAAAAGGATAAAGAGGGTAATGATATAGATAAGCCGATTAAACACGATGACCATAGTATGGATGCTCTTGGTTATGGTATTTATGGAACAGTAGGTATTTTGAGTGCCGATAGGCAGTATAAGGATAGTGTGAGGATTTACAGTTATTGATGGAGGAGGTGAGAGTTATAGGAATTTATGAAAGGATTGCGAAAGCAAGTAAGGTATTGTTGAATAGTCATCCTAATGAGGTTTACGAAGTGGGTCTTGATGATAGGAAAGACCATTATCGTAAGTGTGATAAGGTTGATTTGTATGAGGCTACTCCATCAAGGGTTCGTAATACTGTTAAGAATCGCCGATTTGCAAGTGTTCACGATAGTCAAGCACAAGGTATCTTGATGGATTTGATGACAAAGACCAATACCAAGTGGTATATTACTGGTGATAATGATAAGGCAGTAAAGCATTTGGAAGATATGGTTGAAATATGGGATTTGGATAACATCATTGATAATATATTATGGAAAGGTTTCGTGGATGGTGATGTGTTCCAACATTTTCGTATCGTTGAGAACCATATCAAGCCGACATTCTTGGCTTATGATGGTGTTGATTATCGTATCAAGGTTATCTTTGATGAGAATGGTGATGTTTGTGGCTACAAGCAAGTGATTCAGAAAAATGCAAGAACTAATAAGGGTTGGCTTCGTAAGAAGTTTGATGAGTTGGAAGAGGATTTGACTGAAATGGAAATATCCTATGAGTTAGATGAAATCCAACATATGAAATATTTGGAGAGAGATGGTAAAGCCAATGCCTTGATTGGTGGTGCATTAGAGCCGATTTATTATAAACGGGTTTTGCGAGAACAGATGCCTTTAACTGTTTATAAGAATAGTAATATTATATCAGTTACAATGGGTAATGAAAACAAGATGAACACTTACTTGGATGAAGATGCAAGAGATGAAGTTGCAGAAGTGGTGAACAATTACCATATGAAAGGTTGTTTAATTCTTCCTTATGGGATTGAAGTTGAACTATTGAAAGGTGGATCATTACCACAAATTCAAGATTATATTAAATACTTTGAAAAAGAAGTCTACATTGCTCTAAACACTCCAGAGGCAGTATTCAGTTCCGAATCTTCAAATAGGGCTACTGCCGACATCCAATTGGATAGTAAGACTACTGGTAGGGTTCTTTTCCTTGAGTATAATCGTGATTGGGTTGCAAAGTATATTAAGAAACTCTTTGACAAGGAACTTGAGTTGCAGAACATCAAGGGAGAGTGTTGGATAGAGTTTGAAATGGATGATTATGAGGAAGCCCAATTACTTGATGAGGAAACAGACCCAAATAGTTTGCATAAACCGATAGTTAAGAAAGGTCAAGAGGATTTAGACAGAAATGGCAGAACTTCTATCGTGAAGAACCCACAAAGTAGCACGAATATTAATCACGATGTGCCGAACATCACAAGAGAGCAACAACGATATAGGGGTAGGTAGCGATGGCAGACCTACTTACTAATCTTGCAGATTTGTTTGATTACAAGGAGTACGATGGCGATTTGGATGAGAAAGAATATGGGTTGGCAATAATGATGTTATTGCAAGATTTCACTAAAAAGTATTCATCCAAGCCATATAGTTACATTGAAAAACACTTTGATGATGATTGCAAACGATTAGAAGAGAAGTTGCTACAAGCAAATGAAAAGCAATTTGAAAAGTATGCAAATGCAACAAGGAAGAATCAATTATTGGCTCAAGATGTTCCCACTAATAAGCATAAACTGGTTAATCTGAAATATGATTTGAAGATTACAAAGCAAGTGATGGAAACCACTATCAAGAACATCATAACCAATCTTCGTAATGAGGTGAAACTTAACATACAAGTTGTAAATGATATGGGAGATGAGGATTCCTTTAATTTAGAACCTAAATTGAGAGAAGCCATCAAAAGAGTTAAGAATACAGTTAAGTATGGAACTGGTATGGGTTTTCAGAAGATCCGAAGAAGTGTGTATGATTTCAAGTATGGTAAAGATGCAACTTATAGATGGGTTACTCAAGGTGATAGTCAAGTTTGTGCTTGGTGCAGAGCCGAAGAGCGAAAGCCACCAAGACCTTTGGATGAGTTGCCTTTCGACCATATGAATGGTAGGTGTGGCATTGAGCCAGTTAGTGCAAGAGCAACTGCCGAATATAATAAAATCGTTTATGGTGATGTGAATGGAAGAAGAGATGATTAAGGTTTGGCAGATGGGAATGTATAATTATACTGATATTGGTTTGGATAAGCCAGTTATGTATAAAGAGAATTTTCTTAAGCAGATTGCAAGTGATACACAAAGTGTTGATGTAACTGATGAACATTCTAATAGTATTCTTGGTTCTTTAAGTAATTTCAAGTATGAGAATGGTGTATTGTATGCTAATAAGCCATCTGATATTGATATTACTGGGAATGGGTTTAGCCCAGTCTTTGACTGCGACTTGGTGGATATGGGAGATTATTATGAACCAAGAAATTTCACTATGACTTCGGTGGGTTTGACAAAGAACCCAAGAAGTAATATTTTATATAATAGCATTACAGAGGAGATGGATAAGGTGAGTGATGAATTAAGAGCAATGCTCGATAGGAAAGAGGAAACCATTGCAGAGCAGAGAGAAGAGATTGGTATCCTTAAAAAGCAGATGGAGGAGTTGAGAGAGAAATCCAAAAGTAGTGATGAAACTCTTAATGAGTTCAAGGCATTGCAGAAACAATTTGATGAGTTAAAAGCCAATGCAGAAACTTACAAGGCAGACTCTGATAGACTTCGTGAGCAAGAAGCGAAAGCGAAAGAGAAACTTATCAAGGAGATTGTTGGTGATGATGCAAAAGGTATGGAAATGTTTCAAAAGTTTAGTGTTGAAGAATTGGAGCATATGAAGAATACCAAGATTGTAACTGAACCAGTTAAAGCAGTTGGTAGTCAAAGTGTCGATACAATAACTGATGGCGATGCAGATGACATACCAAACGAAGATAAAGTTGATGAATACTCACAAGAGTATTTTGAAAAATGGGAGAGGGAAAATACCCATTGGTAAAGGTTTACCCAACAACACATTCTTATATATGACATTTTAGGAGATTAAGATAATGGCAACTGGAAATGTAATAGGTACTTTCTTTGAAAAAGAAGAGGGCAGAACTTATGTTTGTAATGAGGGGAATATTAGTGTAGATACTGGTTATTCTACTATTAATGGTGCTAAACAGAAGTTTTTCAAATTCGCTTCCCCTATTTTAGCAGAATCCTTTTTGGAGTTTGATTTGACTGATGACTTATGTGTTAAAGGTGCTACTACTGTGGCTACTCATATGACTCAATATGAGGCAGAGTTCCCAAGTGGTGCTTTCCCACAACAAGCAATTACTGATGGTAGTTACAAGAGATATGTTACTGCTTTCAAGTTAAGAAAAGGTGAAATGCAATTACCATTAGCAGATAACAATAGCGCTATTGCAGTTGGTGATTACCTTGCAATTACTAATTATGCAGATGGTGTTGATAAGTATGAGGGCGATTCCCACTTTGTACAAGCATTAGAGTCTAAAACTGCTAATGAGGGTGGCTACATTATTGTGAATATGATTGAGGATAAAATCCCAGTAGCAGAATAGATTAAAGAGAACATTTTTTTTAGATTATTATTACTTTTTATTACGAATATTAATATTTATATATGAGATGATTATTTATGGCAAATGCTTTAGAGAGAGTAAATAAAGAGTTTTATGGTGGTTTATATACTGCAAAGATTAGAAAAGACACCTTTGGCAAATTTAACCTTGCAGGTTTCTTCCCTACCGAAAAGGTGAGCGATAAGCAAATTACAGTTACTGATGTATGGAAAGGTGAAGAAGCCGAAAAATCTGTTAAAGGAAGAAAGAAAAAGTTAATGGCAGAGGGTACTGGACTTCGTAGAGTCAGATACTCCGAAGTAACCCCACAAGGATTCAGACTTGAACAGTATGGTATCGAATTAGAAGTCGAAATGAGAGATTTAAGAGAAAAAGAATTATCTATCATCGATATGATGACTCCTATCTCCACTTACCTTGCACAAGAAATCGATAACAATGTCTACGAAAGTGCAGTTGCAAGTGCAACCGATGAATCCACCGAATATGGATTACACAACAACTGGACTTCTGCCGAAATCAAGGACATCATCGCAGACATTACCAAAATCAGAAACTTCAAAATGGCAGATGGTTATAATATGAACCATTGTGCTTTAGGATTAAAAGCATTAACTGAATTGGAAATCAAAGCAGAAGTTCAAGGTATGGAATATACTTTCCCAAAAACTGGTTTAGGTTTAAACAATGTGTTTGAAGTTGGTGGAATGACTTTCAGTTGGGGTGGAAAAACTATGGATGACAAAGAATTGTTAGCATTTTGTACTGATATGCCAAGTTTACAAATCTTCTACCTTGATTACTTTAATCCAAAGGTTCAAAAAGTGCCAGTAACTGGAGTTTACGATAAATACTACCCATTAATCAATGTACTCAAGTACGATGACTCTGACAGACAAAGCGAACCAACCATCACTATGCAATTCACTACTGGTGTAGGAACTTATGCACTTGAAGATGGTAAAAGAATGGTTAAAGTTGAAGATGTTTTAGGTAGTTAAGGTGATTAACTACCTTTCATTCATAATTGGAGGACAATCCTATGGATAACAAGATGGAAGATTACTATAAAGTTCTCCAATGGTTAAGAGAAACACATATAGACAGACAATACCCTTACGAATTTGATGAAACAGACAGTATAGAACATTCCGAAGATGTGGAACTGGTAGAGGATCATCATTCTGACTTTGACAATTCTTTACATATTCAAAATATCCAAGCAGATTCAAAGGTTCGTATTCACTTGCCATCAGTTAGGGATTATAATGACATTGATTACTTTGAAATATTGTTTTATTCCAACGAAACAATTACTCCATCAGACCTAACAATTGGTTTCAGTAATACAAGAAGTGGTGTAGTGAACCAAGTTGAATTAAAAGCAGATGACATTAGCCACGAAGATACTGTAATCAACGAAGATGGTTACCATCAATTCAGATACCTTGTAAGGAAAGCAAACACAAGTATGCAGAAAAAGAACAGATGGATTTCATCAGTATTCTGTATCAACCTTGAGTTCAGTAAAGCAGTAGATGACTTTTACTTATGTAACTTGGTTGCAAGGACAGACCAGTTCAACATCACATTGGAAGATTTGGATGAGCAAATCGTAATCGGCAAAAACTATATTATGAATAAACTTCGTGCTTACAGTTGGGATGAGATACCACCACAATTGGAACACTTATGCTACAAGAGTGCAAGTGCATTTTCTTGGTTAATCCAATGGGAAAATCAAGGAAAGACAATGGGAGATGGTACTCAATTAAGCCGAAACTATGCAGATAGGTTATTGGCACAGATTGATGCTTTCATTGAGAACTATATGGCAAGTAATGGTTATGGTGATCCAAACCTAAAATTGTTAGGTTGGACTCAATTCTGCAATGTAGACCCAAACTGCAAGACAAGGTGCAATAGCAAATCAAAGAAATACTATAAAGGAAGTTGGTATGTATGAGTGTATTAAGGGAAATCCTTGAATCCATCGCAGAGTATTTTGAGTCTGATGATGAGAATATGGGAGATTACAAAGGATTGCAATATTACTTTGACCCTTACACTATCAATGCCAATCGTGATTTGCCCTTGATTTGCTTTGATGTAAAGTATGGTGATGACAATTCAGAGCAAAAAGGAATGGTATTAAGCACAATGATGGATTGCCGAAGTTATTATCGTAACTTTGACATCAAACTGTACACTTATACCCAAGATACTGATGTCTTGATTGAGGAACTTTGGGATTTTGAAGAGTCAGTATTGAAGTCTTTGAATGTTCAACGAAGTTGGCAAGACTTACATCCGAAGTTGCAGAACCTTAAGTTTGTTGGTGCTATGCCAATTATAAGTGTATATAAACAAGCATTTCGTGAGGATTATGAGGATGAGTTCTTTGCGAATGTGATTACTGTAAGGTATGAGATGGAATATGTGTTATAATTAGATTAATGGAGATGTATTAGATTGAAACTTAAATATAATGCTCAACCTCAAAAGATTCTTGAGTTGATCCATTTTAGAGTCATCAAATCAGATGAAGTCTTGGAAAGAGGTAAAGTCTACGATATACCAAATGAATTGGTAGACAGATGTATGGAAACTGGATTTTTTGAGTATGTGCAAGAGAAGAAAGCACCTAAAAAGGTAGATAAAGAAGAGGAGAAAGATTAAGATGACTGGATTTAACGAATCATTTCATTACTGGTCTATTGCTTTAAAGAAAAAGGATGACCAAACTGGTGAATACCCATCACTTCCAGTTCGTGGAGGAATTATGGCAAGAGGTTCTGCCTTTGAGGGAGAGCCTACAGTTGAAACAAACGATTGGGAAGGTCATACTGGTTCAAAGAGCATTGTTTTGGCTTCTGATAGGACAAGTGCAAGTGCAGAGCCACAATGGGAACAAAAGGCAATGTTCGGTGAGTTCTTTGAAGATGGTTGGTATATGCTACTTGGGTCTTACGAAAAGAAAACAGTTGCACTTGATGGAACTGGTAGTGGCAATGTCTACGAATGGAAATTCTACCAAGACCTTGTAAACCCATCACCATTGCCAATCGCTACTATCATCAATGGTTATGGTGCAGTAGACAACGATGCAATAACTTATGACAATGCTAAAATGTCTGAACTTGAATATGAAATAAGCGATGATGGTATTAACTTAACCTACACTTTCGGTAGTGATGCACCAATCCTAAACCAAGCAAACCCAGTAAGGACAGTAGGTCAATCCTTAAGCAAACTTGGAGTTCAAAACATTCACATTTACATTGCAGACTTCGGAACTGACTTAACCGAATTGACCGAAGAGCAACTTGCAACCTACGATTATGGTTGTGTAGTCAGTTCCAGTAACTCATTCAACACTAACCTTGAGGACTTTTTATGTCTTGGAACACCATTCGGAAAAGCAATGAAAGATGAGGGTAAGTTTGAAAACGATGGTGAATTGGAGATCCAATGGAATGAAAAATCCCAACACCTTATCGACAAATGGTATACTGGTGCGAATGATGGGGATGTCATCACCGAAGATAACTATTTCGCAGAAATACTTATTACTGGAACTAATCGTAAACTTGGTGAAGTTAGTGGTGAAGATGTCTACGAATCCTTTGCAATGTACTTGCCAAAAGTTGAAGTTACAAAGGCTTGGTCTGACTTAAGTGGTGATGAAACCAAAACCATCAACATTGAATATAATCTTGTTGGTAATGGAACTGTATCACCAGTAAACATAGACATTTTAAGCCAACTTGAAGATTTACATTGGGGAACTCCACAAGCAACCCAAAGTGTACAATCCAGTACAAGCAGTTCATCCAGTAATACTGGTGATGATTCCAGTATGGATTACTACTGGGTAAAAGACACAGAACCTTAAATAATTGATATTTACATATAATAATCGCTACACTTCGGTGTAGCCACTTTTTTTTTAAATGAGTAGGAGATGAGATAATGGAATTTTCTAAAAACAGTATAGAAGTTTGTGGTAAAAAGTACAAGTTCAAAAGATGCACCAATGCACAAATATTGGAACATCAAAAGAGCATTGAGGCAGAACAAGAAAAGTACAAACCAATCACAGACAAGGCAAAAGCAATTGAAAGAGATATAGAAGCGATAGATACTCAAATTGAATCAATCCATAACATTGTAACTGCAATCAACAAGAAAGAAGAGCCAAGCGATGATGACTTGGATAACATCACCAAATACAGTATGCAATTGATTGATCTTGGCAATGAAAGAAGAAAACTCATCGAAAAAGGTGAAGCCCTTGATGAGAAACATAAGAAAGAGATAGAAGCCATCAGACAATATGTATTGGATAAGTATGGTGAACTTGCAGAGTTGCAACTTGATGGTATTACAAAGGAAGAGTTTGTTAAAAATGCAGATGATAGTGATATGACTATCATTCGTTTATTGGCAAGTATTAAGAAAATGTTGAGTCTTGGGGCTTCTACTAAAGATGTTGAGAAGTTTGTCAAGCAGAATATTATTGCAGAGGCAAAGCAATCCTTTCAATCCGATTAGCGAAGATACTGATACTTTTATGGAAAAACCAAGTGAACTGATTGAGAAACAGTTCATAGATGAATACTTTTTGCTCACAAGAAGAGTCAAGGGTATGGGCTTAACCTTAAAGGACTTTTGGGAAATGGATTATCTCATCTTCGCTCAATTGTTGAATAATGAGTTGGAAATCATCAAAGCCGAACAGAAAGAAGCCGAAAAAAGCAGATTGGAAAGCAAATCTTCTTCAAAGACTGGCAAGATGACAACACCGAAGTTTGAAGATAGTGAGGATTATGTAGATATTTACGAATCACTTATAGAGGAATAAAAAATATGTTAGATGTAAAATTTGATACTAAAAAGGCAGTTAAGAAACTTGAAAAGATGCCTCAATATGTCAAAAAAGCAATAGCAAGTACATCTGATGATATAAAATATGATGTTTTTGAAACAACAAGAGTATATGCTCCACATTATAATGAAGTTTTAAGATATAGTATTCTTAATGAATCCTATAATTTTGTGGAAACATCTTTTGGTATGCAACAACATCTTGTTTATGATGCTTGGAATCCAAAGACTGGTTTCCATTATGCAGAGTTAAGATACCACGAAACTACAAGTGGTATTACTGCTTGGGCAACTATCGGTGGAGAGATTTCAAAACCATTAATTGAAAAGGATATTAGACAAGCAATAAAGAAAGGGGTTGGTAATTGATGTCAGTTGATGCTTTTACAGTAGATGGTACAGTTAATTTAAATATTGAACCTTTTGAGTCTGCTATTAGTAAGGTTACAACTCAATTAACAACTTTAAGCGAATCTATGACAAGTTTGATGGAGATGGGTGGTGGTAATTGGAATTTCAATGGTGCTTTGAATGGTTTAAAGACATTGAAAGATGACCTTGCAGTAATCAAGGAAGATATTGCCACAATGAACACCGAATTTGCCAATACTCAAGGAATAAATGCTCTGAAAACAGAAATCGCTTCACTTCGTAGCGAAATCGATGCTATCAAACAAAAAGTCAATGAAACCACTACTCAAACAGTACAAAGAGTTAGGGAAGTTAAGACTGAAATAAGTGCAATTACAAGTGGAACAGAGCCATTAGTTCAATTATGGTCTGCTATGAATGGGCAAATCGCCGAACACTATGATATTCTTTCATACCAAGAGTCAGAGATAGGGCAAATCAATGCTCAATGGAGAGAAACCCAAACATCTATTAACCGAACCAAACAGTTAATGAATCAAATCTATAATGAAACAGAGGGTTGGACTACTGAACTCTCAAGAGTAGAATTACAAGCAAAACAGATTGAACTTTATTTCAGAAGAGAGCAAGACATCTTGAAACAAAGTCTTAACTATCTTGAGCAAGAGGCAACACTTCTTGAATCGCAGAAAGCATTGGAAGATGCTAAATTGGTAGCAGAAGAGAACCTTAACAAAGCCATTGCAGAAAGAGTTGCATTTTATAATGAAACTTTACTTGAAGAAGAGAAAGAAATGGAAATGGCTTATCGCATAATGGGTATTCAAGAAGAGTTGAATGGTCTTATAGGTATTGAAGCCGAAGAGGTTCTTAAGATAGCAGATAGTGAAAAACTTGTTTTGGAAACCATAGGACAACAAGTTGCGATGGAAGAGGAAAGATTGGCTCTTATGTCTGAAATAACTGCTATGCAAAATGCTCAAATTACTAAAGTTCCTACTGCAACTGGTAAAGGTGCTAAAGGGATGATGGGTAATAATTTGGATAAGATGGGTTACTTGCCAAGAAGAATAGGCTCTATGGCTTTGACTATGTGGGGTTTCAACGAATTAATGGATATTTATAATAATACTTATTCTCACATTAATGCAGAGGGTCAGAGAGATTACTTTGCAGATAGGATTGGTATGGATACCAAAGCATTGAATGAATTTAAAGGTGAAATCGCTTCAATGCAGAAACAATATCAAAAACTTGATATGACTGTGGTTGGTGCTAATGCTTTGGAAACTGCAAGTAAGTATGGTGTTGCAAGTAAGGATTTAGGTAATTTAACCAAAGTAATGGCGATTTATGGTTCAGAGTTTGTGAAACAAGGCAGAACCCAAGAAGATTCAATCCTTGCTATCAACGATGCACTTGATGGTGAACTTCGTAGGTTAAAAGAAGTTGGTATCGGTGCAGAAGAATTAGAAGCGACTGGCTTATGGAGTGGTGATGAGTCTGATAAGACTGGTATGATACTTGCTTTACTGCAAATTGCAGATGAAAGAGGTTATACCACGACTGCCGAAGAGATCACTAACTTATCAGATGCTATCCAAGTGTTAGAAGTTAGGTTAGCGATTGATTTGGCACAAGCATTCCATATTATTGAACCTATTTTAACTGAAACTGCTAAAGTGTTTGTTGGTTTGTTAACACTTGCAGAGCAACTTGCAAAGGCTATTAATGATTTAGCAAAAGCATTCGGCAAATGGTTAGATGGTACTTTCGGTAAAGGCACAAGCACTAAAGTGTTAGATGGATTAACTAAAGGTTTAGGTTATCTTTTAGCATTCCTTATAATGTATAAGGTAGCGGGTAAGATAAAAGAAGCGGTTAGTGGATTTGAATTGCTTGGTAAAGGTTGGGGCAAACTCCAAGATAAACTTGGCAAGACTAAAGGAATGGATAAGGCAAGTGGTAGTCTTGATGATTTCACTAATTCTACTACTGGTGGCACTAAAGGTACTGGTGGTGGTTTCAAGGAAAATTTCAAAGAACAATGGGGTAAACTTGGTAAAGATTTAGGAGTAATGGCAAGAGTGTTTGTTGATGTTGCGGTTGCTTTAGCAATGGCATTCTTCTTGATTGAAGAGGGAATCCTTATCATTAGTGGTATTGGTTACACTTATGAATCTTTGAAACCACAGTTTGAGCAAGGTATCCAGTTTATACAAGAGTATGGTATATGGTTTGCTTTACTTGGTGGTGCTTTGCTTGGTGTATCTTATTTGCTTAAAGATATTCCTATGGAAACTATGGCTCAAGTTGGTAAAGGTGCTTTAAATGTAGCGATGGGTATTGGTATTGCAATGGGTTTGGTAGCAGTTGCTATCGGTTCATTATTAATGCCTTTAGGTGCTATAATTTCATTAGGTGCTTTGGCTAACTGGCAACAAGGAAACTTGGATAAGGGAATTGAAGTCTTGCATATGTTTGCAGATGCTCTTAATCAGATAACATTGCCAGTAGGAATATTCATTGGTGCTTTACTTGTTGCAAGTGTGATACTTGGTTATGCTCCTATGTTGGGGGTTGGATTGGCAGTAGGTATAGCAATAAGCATTGGTTTGGTTGCAGAAGCCATATTTATGCTCAATGCACCATTGTTGGCTATCGCTTCTTTAGGTGGTGTTGCACAGACTCTTGGTCAGAGTAATATTCAACAAGGGGCAGATGCCTTGAAGATTGTTGGTCAAGCATTGAAAACAATAGCAGATGCAGTTCCTTACCTATTGGTTGTTGATTTTGGAGTGTTAGGTCAAGAATTAATGGACATAGGCAGTAAACTGTTAACTGGAAAAGATGGTTTGACTTACCTTTCAGAAGAGATTATTCCTAATTTGTCTGAATTTGTAGAATCATTCAATGGAGTTACTATTAATCCTATTAACACCACTACTGTAGCGAACCTTTCACAAGTCGCAAGTCAATTGCCAAGCATTAAAAGTTCTATTGATACCATTAGGGGTTCTGTTGGTAACGGTGGAACTGGTGGAATGAATATTCTTGGTTTCCAAGTTGGTGGGGATACATCTTCATTGAAACCAAAACTTGATACTTTATATGAAAGCATCAAGGATGTTATGGACTTTGCGAACAAATTAG